TGAAATGGCAATCGACCGGCGATGACGGCATCAGTAGCGCAACTCTTGCCTCAAGCGCCTGGGACGTGAAAAAGAATATCTATGGTCATCACTTCGGCGCTCCACATGACGCAGCAGATTTCAGACGATGCGTTGCACTTGTTGAGCAGATTCCAGAAATCAGAGATTCATTCAACAAGGTTGCAAAGCGCGTTCCGGCATTCAAAGGAATCCTCAACGAATGGGATTCCCTCGTTGCTCTGTTGAAGTCTGAAATGAAGATACACGGAAACAAAGCACCAGAGACTTACAGAAGAATCAGCGAGCTACGCAAGGACTAACCCGCCTCACACTCGATGAGGCCTGTTCATTGCTCAATGATATCCAGACCTACCATCGCCGCATCAATGCGGTTTTTTATTGCCTGATTTGCAGGTTCGATTCCCTATTCGGAGATAGCACTCATGCAACACGAACTACAGCCTGATTCACTGGTTGATTTGAAATTCATCATGGCCGATACTGGCTTCGGTAAAACCTTCATCTATGACCGGATTAAGTCCGGAGACCTGCCTAAAGCCAAAGTTATCCACGGGCGAGCAAGATGGTTATATCGTGACCATTGTGAATTCAAGAATAAGCTTTTAAGCCGCGCCAATGGGTAAAATAGCGGGTAAAATATTTCTCACATCTAAAAAACATCATTCCAATCAATCCCCTGCCGCGTCAAGTAGATGTCTGCAGGGGACACCATTTATCAGTTCGCTCCCATCCGTACCAGTCCGCAAAATCCCCTGAATATCAAGCCTTCCGTAGATTCACAGTTCGTAATGGTTCGCGTCAGATCGTTGACAGCCGTACTCCATGACGGGTAAAAAGTGGATAAAATAATTTTACCCACCGGATTTTTACCCATGCTCACTGTTAAGCAGATTGAAGCAGCAAAGCCGAAAGAAAAACCATACCGCCTACTCGATGGTAATGGCCTGTACCTTTATGTCCCTGTATCCGGGAAAAAGGTATGGCAGCTTCGCTACAAGATTGACGGTAAGGAGAAAATCCTGACCGTCGGAAAATATCCGCTTATGACTTTGCAAGAGGCAAGGGATAAAGCATGGACTGCGAGGAAAGACATCTCGGTCGGCATCGATCCGGTAAAGGCGAAAAAGGCTTCGTCTAACAACAATTCCTTTAGTGCGATTTACAAGGAATGGTACGAGCACAAGAAGCAAGTCTGGTCAGTAGGCTATGCAACTGAACTTGCCAAAATGTTTGATGACGACATTTTACCCATCATCGGCGGTCTTGAGATTCAGGATATTGAGCCGATGCAACTGCTGGAAGTAATCCGCAGATTTGAAGATCGCGGTGCAATGGAGCGAGCAAATAAAGCCCGCAGAAGATGCGGCGAGGTTTTCCGTTACGCTATTGTCACCGGCAGGGCTAAATATAACCCGGCACCTGACCTTGCTGACGCCATGAAGGGATACCGCAAGAAAAACTTCCCGTTTCTTCCTGCAGACCAGATCCCGGCATTTAACAAAGCACTGGCAACATTTTCAGGAAGCATCGTATCGCTCATTGCGACCAAGGTTTTACGCTATACAGCCCTAAGAACGAAAGAGCTTCGTTCCATGCAATGGAAGAACGTCGATTTTGAAAACAGGATTATCACCATCGACGCCAATGTGATGAAGGGACGCAAGATTCATGTGGTTCCTATGTCGGACCAGGTTATTGAACTTCTCACTACGCTAAGCTCAATCACTAAACCGGTATCAGAGTTTGTTTTTGCCGGACGCAACGATAAGAAGAAGCCAATCTGCGAGAACGCGGTATTGCTTGTGATCAAACAAATCGGCTATGAGGGGCTGGAAAGCGGTCACGGATTCAGGCATGAATTCAGCACGATTATGAACGAGCACGAATGGCCTGCCGACGCCATTGAAGTGCAACTGGCACATGCCAACGGCGGATCTGTGCGTGGGATTTACAACCATGCTCAGTATCTCGATAAGCGCAGAGAAATGATGCAGTGGTGGGCGGACTGGATTGATGAAAAGGTGGAGTAATTGGCATAGCCACACTGGAAACAAAAGAAGTTAATCTCTCAAAATACCAAATGATCAAGTTATATGATAACAGGCGTGAAAATATACATAGAATGACAGTCAATCGCTAGATAACATCTAGTTAGTCTATATAGATAATATCAACTAAATCTGATAGACTCCCGCTTCCCGTAGAATATGGATTTTTAGCATGAAACATATACAATCTTTAGATGGTGTGAGAGGTATTGCGGTGCTCATTGTAATGCTTTTTCATGCCAAAGTTTCAGGATTTTCTCTTGGTTGGTCTGGAGTTCCGCTGTTCTTTTGCTTATCTGGTTTCTTAATTACCTCAATCCTTATCGAGGATAAAGACTCTGGTTTTAGTAACTATATTAAACGATTTCTTATAAATAGATCTCTTAGAATATTCCCGTTATTTTATGCTTACCTACTTGTTAACTTTATTCTTCTAATTGCAACTGGGAAACCAACGGATGGTTATTTGTGGTTTATAACTTATCTACAAAACTATTATATAGGAATAAATGTTACAACACCTGGAATTTTGGGGCACACCTGGTCTCTTGCAGTGGAAGAACAATTTTACTGGCTTTGGCCTCTATTCATATTTTTCATAAACAAAAAGAATATGAATCTGATTTTTATTATACTAATAATAACATCAAGTATATCAAGATATTTTATATTTCAAATCACTGATGGAAACCCATACATTGTAAATGTAACTCTTATCAGTTGCATTGACATGTTAGTTCTTGGCGCTCTGTTTTCAAAGATAAAAGATGAGAAGTACGCATATGAATCAGGATTTTTAACTTTTATAGCAGGTGTTGGGCTGGTTCTTAATGGAATAAATTCTGTTGGTCTTAATGCTTTTTGGAACCCTGTAGATTGGGCTGGGAAATGCTGGTATATGTTTACAGCGTTTGGGATGATTTTTTCATCTGCAATTTTTTTCATTTACAAGTGGAGTGTGCTAGGGAAAAAACAAATAATAACAAAAGCATTATCATTAAAGCCATTAACATTTACAGGAAAGATAAGTTATGGTTTGTATATGTGGCATTTGCTGTGTTTTTCAATTGCAAACAAAATGTCCTCCTTGTTTGGAGTAAACAATAATGCTGTGATAATAGCATGTGGGTTTGCTATCGCATATATAGTATCAATTGCATCATACTATCTTTTTGAAATACATTTTCTTAAATTAAAAAGAAAAACCAATAGAAATGAAGACAATTTAGTTACAGTATAAAAATAGGGCGGGGAAACCGCCCTATTTTTATCTATCCTCTCTCCACGCCTGTACGAAACATGTAACATTGATGTTTGATACTCCATTTCCTGTGGTTGTATCATACACTCGAGCAATGGCAGTTCCACTGCTATGGTAAGTGTCAAAGCTCACTGCGTACTTGAATGGTGATGGCATAGTATTGGAGTGAAAATCTGGAACCGCCATTGCATATCTTGCATAGAATCCAAAGTTAATTATGTCTCCAGATTTTAAAGTAAGAATGTTTGTATAGTTAGGGGAGTTTGATATCTTCTCGTCAACACGTATTAGCCTCCCATTACCTTGGATAGTAATTACTGTGAATATTCGATTTGGATCATTGAGATAAACAACAGCTTCATCACTGATAATTAGGTGACCTATTGTGCCATCGTCGTTGTAGATTTGAGGGTCGTTTATACGTACTATAGCGTTACCCCTAACCCGGAACAGGTAGGCATTTGCCCCTGCAGCGTTAACCCTGTTGAATGTCGGGGAGTTAAATGTAACCTCAGAACTAGAGGCGACCACGATAGCCTGGCTTCCTGCTGTAATTTTCCCGTTTGCAACGTCCATTTCGAAGTTAGGTTGATTAAATATGATTCCTCTTGAGTTCGTATCTATCTGCAGGAAATAAGCATTGGCGGACCCGTTATGTCCCATGTTAAGCGCGTTGAATATCTGGTTGCTAGCGCCAGAAACTTTCACGGCATAAGCCGTCCAGTTTGCAACATAACACCCATTGAACACGTTTTGAATAATTGTTCCGTTACTGGATAGGTTAATCCCGATTCGGTTGTTATTGCACCTCATATTGTTATAAATATTTGAAAAATCAGCATATCCAGCGTTGTAACCAATATCAAAGAAATCGAGATAAAGGTTGTTAAACTCACAGTTAACTGCCTTTCCGCAAAAAGACATGTCTATTCCGACCCCGCTACCAACAGGAGGACCGCCAGCAACAGATCCGTTAACTTGGAGATTCATGTTTGATATAGTAATCCCTCTAACGTCAGAGCCCTCAGGCTTTATTCCGATCGTGTTTATAGGAACGTTAACAACTGTTGATGTTATGGATTCACCAGTTATGCTAGTTTTATTTTTTAACTCAAAATTACCGCTCCATACTCCATTAGGTACCTTCAGTAGACCATTGGCCTCACCTGTGGCAACGGCAATGTTGACAGGGTTTACGTTTTCATTTGTCGCCCCGTAACCACGGATATCACCAATTCTCTGATAGTCATCAACAGATATAAAATCATGCACTGTCCTTCCATCGGTAATGCCAACCATGGAAGAACCTATTGATGATGCAAGACGCTGCTCAAGCTGATCCGGGTCGTACTTCAGTACATTCGGAAAATAAAACTGCTGCGCACCGTACGCATCATAAACAGCCATAGAATGGCCTTGCACGGTAACGAATTTGGCAATCTGTCCATTATATACAGGGTAACCAGCAGCGTTAATGATGATTGGTTGCGAAACAGGAACGTGAGAGCCGTCTTCGCTCTCCATATAAACCTGAATCTGGTTTTCAGGATTTACCGGGTCAGTGTCAGTTTTTCCGATATAAATTTTGCCATTGGCTACAGCTTTAAAAGAACGAGCCATAGTGAAGAGTTGCGAAGGCATGCTTACCACAACATTTGCGGTGATATCTGACATTTCATTGCTCCAGACGAATGATATGATGCAACCATGATGTGATTGCATACCGAAATGGTACTATTGAGTATTTATCCAGTAGGTTACGATGCCATTCCACCAAACTGGTGAGGCATCAAGGATGTACAGCAAATACGACGAGGCGCAGTTTCACTTGAGACTTCCGCATGAACTCCACGCGAAAATTAAACAGAGCGCGAAGATGAATAACAGGTCACTGAACTCAGAGATAATTGCAGCGATTGAAGAATCATTGGCTAAACAAAGCTCTGCATCAGTTTACATTGACGATGCAGAGCGTATGGCAGAACAACAATCTGATATGGTTAAGAAAATTGTCTTTGATACGCTCAAAGAGCTATATAAAAAAGACAGCAGCTAACCATCAGTTACAGAGGATTTATGCAAAGAGATATGCTGAATATTGCGTTCTACATATTTGGTTTTTGCACGTTCCTGGTGTTTGCGAAGCTATTCTGACAACGCATCAGACTTGACACCCTGAGTCAGGGCGTTAATGGCCTTTTGCGCCTGCTGCATGGCTTTCTCAAACGCTGTTGATCCGCGTGGTGTGTTTGCCATTCGGAGCATTGCATTTCTGAATGGCTCGCTCTCATAGGCGCGAGTAAGAAGTCCGTAGCTTACTGCTGCGCCAGTTGTCGCCGGGTTCATTGCTGTCCCATACCCGATAATGAACGGGATGGTTTGCTGCCCTGTTGGTGTTGTTACTGCCGATTTTGCAGCCTGCTGCGTGGATTGCAGATAGTTTTTCAATCCTTTCAGATAAGCAGCGTCCTGCCCCTTAAATGTGATGCCAGTCTGGTTTTGCAGGATGTTAAGCTGTCGAAGGAACTGATCAGGGGAACCACCTGATTTCTCCATCGCCTTTCCAATGATGCCATTGCGCATTTGCGCCCTGCCAACACGACCAACTGAGTTATACAGCGTCTTAATTTCCGATTTGTTCTTGCTGAATAGCATGTTGTTGACAACTTCCGGCGTCAGGTCGCCTTTCATGAGAACATTCTTCAGCCTGGTATTCTTTAGTTTCGCCGCTTCGTCAGCGTAGACGGCATTGGCCTGCTGATATTTACGGAGAGTATCGTTGCCAAGATTCTGACCAATGGCACCATTGATATCATCGGTCATCGCCTTGTAAACGCGCTGAATGGCAGCATCGGAACGGTTTGGTAACACTGGTCGCTCACCCTTCACGTCCATTCTGAACTGGCTGCGCAGATCGCTTAATTGCTTCAAATCCAGATTTACCGGACCATCAGGACCAGCATTGCGAACAAGCTCATCACGATAGGACTGAAGTTTTGAAATAGTCTCGTTATCAGCAACCTTACCAAGCTTCTGCAGGTTAGATATTTCTGTATCAATCTGCTGAATTGCTCTTGCAGGCTGAATGTTTATTCCCGCCATAGCATTCTGAACCTGCTCCAGTCGATTTCCTGCAGCGCGACGAATTCCTGATGTTTTTGCTTTAAGGCTGTCAATAACAACCGCTGGATCATACTCACCGAATTTATCAGCAAATCTCTGCACCAACTGGCTTCTCGCTTCCTGTTGCGTTGCTCTCATTCCGCTTGTGCCAGCCAGAGGGATATTTTCTGCTGTAGTCTGCGCCATTTTTCCGACGCGGGAAGTTGGTTGTAACAGGTCTGTGGTGTGCAGAGGAACTCCTTCACGCTCTGCAAATCTGATAGCCTGCTGAGCTTCTGGCGCGATAGCACCACGAACGCCACGATAAGCAGCACCTAATCCACGTCCGGCAGCGTTAATAGCACCGCCAGCAAGTACACCAACGCCTAAATCGGTGGCGAGTGCTTCCGCATCATCTTTCGCACTATTTGCAGCAAGTGATCCAACTGCGTTTTCTGCTAGAAGGCGAGTTGCCCCCTGAGCAATTCGACCAGCAAGTGTTGGTGCCTGTGCCGCCGCTCTCTCAACGCCAGCAGGAGTGAGGTAAGGCAATGCTTCAGCAAATACCCTTCCCTCTGTCGTTTGTGGAGTCAGCGCACCTTGCTGAAGGCCAAAGTCCTGCTCTAATCCCTGCGTTGTTACTCGTGGTGCTGGTTGATATGTCCCATCGCCAATACCGAGTTTACCGCCAGCCCAAGCCGCCGCGCTTGTTACAGCATCGGCAACTGATGCAGGTATGTTTGCCACGTTCACGCCAGCCTGCACCAGTCCGCGACCAGTCTCTTTTACTGCTTCGCCAAGATCAGACATAAATCCACTTTGCTGTGGTTGTTGCTGTGCTACTGGTTGCTGTGTCTCCACTGGCTGTACAGATGGCAATGGATAGACAGCATAGAAAGCTTGCTTAGCCTGCTCTGCATTTTCTCCGGCTTGCGGGGCTACGACTTCATTGAAGTATTGCTCCTGAGCTTGCGCTTTTTGTTCTGGTGCTAACGCCTGATACTGTGGAGAGGCGATAACATCTTTCCATGCTTTAGCCATTAATCACCCCATAGTGAAGAAAAGTTACTGCTGGCTGCTGGCTGTGATACCTGTGCAGGTTGAGATTGCTTACGCTGAGATTTACCAACATTAACGTTATATTGTTGGTTGTAATTGTTGGTGTATTCCTGAATTTCACGAATCGACTGCTGCATAGCCTCCGGGCTTGAATAGTCAACCTGCGGCATCCCCTGAAAATACATCTTCGCTTCTGCAACGGTGTTAATACCACTGGCACCCATGTCCCTTGCTGCCGCCACACCCTGATTCTGCATTCTGCCCTGAATACGTTGTGCTGAGTTATATAACTGGCGCTGCTCTTTTCCCGTTAATCGGCTGCGAACATCAGCACCAATTGCTGGATTACCTGCACCGCCTGTCATTCCTGTCATGAAATCGAGAGCAGAAGCGTCTGCATTTGCGATCGCGTCGATATCCTTCTTCATGGCATAGTTTTGTGCTGATGCAGACGATGTTGCAGGCGCAGCGATTGAACTGGCAGGGACGCGAACCATATTCCCCTCGTTGTCGATGCCTTCGTAGAACGCATTAGCCCCAGCGCCATGAAGCTTCCCGCCTACCGTTACAGTTCTGCCATCTGATAACTGAACTGTACGCTCATCATTCCCAGCGATTCCTCTTGTTGACGCTCGCTGCATTGCCAAATCCTGACCTCGTCGCGCAGTAGAAGCAGATAAGTCCTGACCGCGCATCGTGATGTTCTGGCCTCGTGCTGTTAGCGCCTCGCCAGCCTGATTGCTGCGGATTGTCTCTGCAAGTTTTCCTCGATCAATCTCACGACCAGCCATCTTGTCCTGAACATTGAAGTAATCAATTGGACCAAGAGCAGCCATTCCAAGGTGATCAACAAACTCACCAAATCCTGAAGGATTCTGCTGATACATCTGAGCAACGTTATTAGGGTCAACACCGACGCGAGTCAGTTCCTTGGCGTTGTTTTGCAGCCATGATTGCATTGCTTCTGGAGACGATGCTGCAAGACGAGCGCCAGCCGCTAAGGTGCCAATAGAATTGCGCTGGTCTTCATCAATGAATCCCATGCCTTTACGAACAGATTCAATCTGGTCTGGATATTGAGTAGCCAACTGACGCAAAGCACCACGATCACCAGACGAATAGGCATTAGCGTATGCCTGCTGAAATTCTTTCTGCCGCTGAGCCTGCTTTTCCTGCTGAAAAACACCCGCAATACCAGAAAGACCTTGCAAAGCAGTCAGCCCAACATTGTTAGCGCCTGAACGCTCAATATCATTGTTCTGCCTGATGAGCTGAAGCGTATTGCCGATGTCATTTACGCTAGGAGCGTTTGAGTTGACGCCACCGATACCAGCCAACAATCCGCCATTTGATCCTTGCCAAGTAGCCATGATTACCCCTTAAAACAACGAGCCAAGCAATCCGATACCAGCACCAATGCCAGCGCCCCAAGGTGTTGATGTTCCCAAAAGGCTGGCAAGACCTGCGCCGGCAATCGCACCGGACGTTCCGCCACTAATTGCTGTCTGAAGACTTGATGGTTTGTTGGCATTAGCAGCGGCAAGAGATGCGCTTTGCTGTGCAATGCTGCTCATGTTGTTGGCGTATGTCTGCCCAGCGTTTGCCTGACCTTGCAGCGCACCAAGCCCAACGTTTGCCAGATTGTTGTAGTTGCTCATCTGGTTCGACAACCACGACTGACCGAGAGTCGGGGCAATCGTGGCCAGTTGATTGCTTGTGGCTGTCGAGCCAAGTCCCCCCGTCGCCTCCGCAGCAGCAAGACTCTGGTAACGCGCCTGACCTGCAAGGTCTTTATACTGCTGAGAGTTGTAATACTGATTAAGTGCCTGCCCCTGACCTTCTAAACTGGAAAGATTCTGAAGCTGGTTAACATACTGCTCCGCAAGCGGCGTGAACGGAGCAAGGTTTTTCATGATCGTCTGCCACTGCTGATTTTGCAGGTCTGCGGCATACTTCTGAGCTTCTGCTGCATACTTTGCGCTTTTATCAGAGCTGCCACCTTTCCCGCCTTTTTCAGGGCAATAAGGTTCCTCGCCGCGCAGTTTTCTGCCCAGCTTAAATGCATATAACATGGCTATCTCCCGTGATTCAGGAAGTCGATTAGTTCTTCGCGTGTTGCGCTGTAAAACGTCACGTCATCCACGCCTTTGAAGTATTTCTTGATGGTTCCTACACGATTAAGGCCAATCATTGCGCAGTACATCTGACCGTGGCGGAATTTGCGTGCAGCGAACGATGTGACGCACTGAACGGTGGTGTTAGTCAGAATGTATCGCCAGAACGCCAGCCCGATTTCCTTGCTGAATCCACGAACCTCTGGCAGGTACATGGCGTGGCAATCGAATGTAAGCGGCTGAATCTCCTGATAGTAAACAATGCCGCCGAACTGCCCGTGCACGTTCACCTCAAAGTAACGGCAATCAGGTTTGTAGTCGTATCCATCACCGTTGTTGCTCCCGGCGATAATGTCAGGGTGATTTCCTACTGCTTCTATCAGGTCGATGTTTCGCGTTGGTTTGAATGTAATCATCAGTCAATCAACCCATGAGTCCGTAATGCATCTTCCAGAGCTTTGATACGCTGCCGCGCCTGCTGCAATCCTGTAGCCATAGCCGACACCTCAGACCGTGTGTATGTGGCACTTACCGTGTATGTCTGGTTAGCGTTGAATGAGCCGCGAAGAGCCGTACCTGTAGCCGCTGTCCACCCTGTCTGACGAGCACCAATAACCTTGGTGCCGCCGACCGAATAGGATGTTGTTACATTGAGGGGAGATGCCAGCGATTGTGTTGCAGTGGCTGTTTTCGATACATAGTCGTCCTGTAATGCAGAAATGTTGCTCTCAGCAGTCGTAACCCGGCCATCAAGAGCGCTGACGTCAGCCTGTAAAGTGACTATTTCTCCTTCAGCAGTGGTTAGTCTGACATCCAGCGCTGCAATTGCCGCAGTATTCGCAGCAATACGGATTTCATGGTCATCTACTTCAATGCGGAGCTGACGAATTCTTTCTTCGTGATCGACCAGAATCACATCCTGCTCATCGTTCCTGACTTGTGCGTCATAAGCGCCCTGTCCGGCCTCGTTGGCCTTGTTCGCCACGTTACCAACATCAGTACCCTGTGCGATAACGTAAAGCAGATACGACTGCGAGAAGATATTGCGTGGAAGGATTGATGTATCGAGCCGCGTAGCTTGGATGATTACCGGCACATTGAGATTCGAATCCGCCATTACTCAATCCTTATCTGGCAGCCAGACAGAGTGACAGGTGACTTCGTGATAACGCGCAATTTGAAGCCAACATTTTTCCTGATTCGCCCGACACGCTTCCACAAAACGCGTTTGTCGTAAACGAACGGTTCATTCTGCTCAATCATCTGCTCACGCCCGTAATTGATGCCGTCAGTAGTTGCAGAGAGGAACAGGCGGTCAGCATACTGCGCAACGCCAGTTGAAGATTCAACTTCAAGGTCGAAAACTCTGGCGTTCTCAGCTTTGAAGAGTGGTGTAAACAACAGGTGTTCTTGCTGTAGCCCATACTGGCTGCTGATATCGAACTGCAATTTCCCGGTCACGGACTCCAGTTTATCGCCGCACGTTATCTGATTGCCTTCGTAAATGAAGTCGATAGCGCGGTACACATCGTCATACAGACCTGTTTTCAGCACACACCATTGCGGACCATTGGTGCTTGAAGATGCGTCGTACACGAGAACATGGCGAGGAAGGTGGATAATCAGCAACTCATGCGCATCAAATCGCAGAGACTCCATCACACCCTCAGCCAGTTCATCAGCAGTGTAGGAGCGGAGAATTTTCTCAATGCTCGCGCTGGCGATTGGTGATACCTGACCGGAGCCGATGATATACACAGACGGCGCACCTGTTGCCGGATTGCTGATGAACGCATACGAATCAGCGAATGGCGTTTTGCAGTAAGTTCCGGCAATGCCTTTCTGCACCATCAGTGATGGCTGTGCGACATACAAAGCGGCACCAACGGTGGTTGCCCCAGTCAGGGAAAAATATTCAATCGTCGATGAACCAAAGCAGACGATGAAGTCTCGCCATGTTCCGATGCCGAGGATACCGTCCGGCTGCGATTCTGCGCGATATTGTGCGCTGTAACGGTCAGGATGCGATTCGTCTTCGAGGTCAGTGATAAACCATGAATCCGTGCCGTCTTTTGACCACGCATAACGCCCACGTAAGCGTGTAATGTCGCGGACTGAACCTAACTCATACTGAGTGAATCCGCTATCAGTAGGCCAGTTTGAGACGGTTTTAACCGTGCCATCATAGCGATACTCGACCAGTTGACCATTAACACCTACCGCCTGTGATGTCCGACCATGAGCCATTGATACTCGACCACTTCCGGCAACATCACCGACTTCACTTTCTCCTTTGTACAGCTTCCCACCACACACGCGATACACAGCATTCTGCGCCATGTTGTACTCGACGCCGCGCGATATACCGTTCACATCAGAACGTTTGGCAATGCCCGGGAATGAGCGAAGATATCCGCTGCTGTTCAGGATTTCTTTGGGTGTAGCCAGCATATTCACTGGCAGATAGTCGATATAGTCGGCGTTTCGAAAGTCTTTGCCGACACCTTTCATGAGCGGAAGTTGCTGAATCGGCATTATTCGCTCCCGTTATCGCAAGGTTCCTTTCGGTGGAAGTAATTCCAACCGTTCCACTTCGCCAACTGGTTACCGCTACCAACAGGCATACGGTTTGGATAACCGGACTTACATTTAGCGGCTTTTGCTCTGTCCATTGCAGACAGTTTGACGAGTCGCTCTTTCCCGTATCTGGCAGTGGTTATAAGTTTTGCAGGCGCTTCCAGCGCATAATCCGGAGCAATGCGGCAGGCAAGGTTGAAAATGACAGCATTGATAGCGTTATTTGATAAACCGTGCTCATCGCCCGGATCTGGAGCGACATCGGCATCAGCGAAAATGTAGCCAACGTTGATACCTGGTGACGCATCACCGCCAAGCCATTCCGCCATCATCATTTCAAGATCGTTGACGCCGTCTTCCATAGACTGCGGTTCGACATCGGTTAACGTGGCATTTGATGCCACACCGAGCTTACGTAATGCCGCAAGAACTAAATCACCCTTCGTTGTCAGGTTCATCTGCTGCCGCCTTAGGTTTTCGACCAGGCTTTTTACGCTGTTTTTCTTCTGGCTCTGGCTCTGGCTCTGGCTCTGCAATAGCCGGACGCAAACTCAGGAGTCGTCCAAGAACATCATTTGCTTCATGACCATCCCACTCTTTCCCGAACTCAAGCTCAGTACCTTCAGGAAGGAACTCGATTTCTTCAACAGGTAGGTGATAAGTGATTTCGCCTTCTGGAGTGGTGATACCAGCAATGATCCAGCCATCCCACTCTTCACCGTCACTGTGTTTGCGAGACCACCACGAAAGCTCAGCGTAAGCATGCATCAGCGATGAGAAGAGCCGCACTCGGTGAGCGTAAAGCTCGTTAAAAGTGTGATAACCGTCGGACACTTCGCCCATATCAACTGGGGAAGTTTCACCTCCGCCAACACTCCCAATTTGATCACCAACAAGAGGATCATCAGGAACATCGTCAGGGTGCTTATACCAGCCATTTGCTAAGTGCACAGCTACATCATCAGGATCAACGGTTTTCGTTTTCAGCTTGCGCCCCCAGATTTTGGTATCTCCGCCAGCCTGAAAAATCATTACGCTCATTGGTATCTCCAATAGAAAAGGGAGCCGAAGCTCCCTCTGGTTATCACGCGGTCTGGTTAGGCAGACCAACACCAATTGCCTCTGGTCGTACAGCACATGCTGAATACCACACAGCAATACGGCACTTACCAGACAGAGTGTTGATATCACCCTGCGTTGCGAAGATTCCGTTAACACCAATACCAGGAATGCTGAAGGAAGACGTTTTCATGCCAGCAAACAGTTTATGGGTTACCGGAATCGGCTGAGACAGCAGGCGGATTGAGTCATCAGCCCAGAACACGTTAGCGGTGGTTGTTGCCACGTTCAGAACGTTTACCGGAGTGGTATCAGCAAGAGAGGTGTTTACGTTAGCGTAAGCCTTCTCTTCTTTTGTCAGTGACGCGTCATCCAGTGCAATCGGTTTCGGCGTAATTTCGATGTGAGTACCATCGATCACACGGGTGATTGAGAAAGTAGCATCATCAGTCAGCACGTTCTTCGCCATCTGAGACAGGAATTTCACACCAGTGAAACTGATTTTGTCGCCGCGCTTAAATCCGGTGGTGGAGGATACGGTCACCGTTGCAACACGGTTGTCGACGTTCTCTTTGTTACCATCGGTATCAAGGGTGTATGCCTGCGGCTTAAACTTCTGCGCACCAGAAACAGTTACACCAGTAGCGGTTGACTTGGTAACTGCCGGAAGTTTCGGTGAGCGAAGAATTTCATCAAAGCCAGCAATCTGACGCTGAATAGTACCGTTGCGATACGCTTCTTCAGGAACGCGACCGAAGATGTCACCATCTACCAGGTTGCGGCCTGCTTTGCGGTAATCGTCAGGGTTCAGGAAGTAACTGATGCCCATATCGCGGTTTAGCTCACGGGAGAACATCAGGCGCTCTGCATCAGACACAAAATCCCAGCCAGACAGGCCAGTAGATGGACCAATTGCGCGGGTATCGTGAACAACAAGTGAGCCCATTTCGGTTGCCTGTTTGGCAATTGCTGACTCAATGTTATTCGCCAGTTTTTTGGCGGATGCCTGGATGCGGCGACGGTAAGAACGCTCATCACGCAGGTCATCTGCACGAAGCTCGAAGAAATCGTTATCCGGATCGCCCATGTTGCATTTCACGGAGAGTTCCAGAATCCCGGTAGCGTTGCCAGTTAAATCCCAGCCAGTCTGAGTTGGCGCTTCCTGCTCAACAGGCATCCACACGGTGTTGCTTGAACGCTGCATGGATTCTGCCGGAGGGGTGTATTTTGTCACTTTGGACGCCATTGGCGTCAGATTCTGGACGGTTTCGATGATTTCATCCAGAGCATACGTGACCAGTTGACCTTCATTTAATGCCATTATCGAATTCCTTTATTCAGTTGCGCCTTGAGCTTGCGGTACGTCTCTACATCCCCTTTGTTTGCTGCCGCTTCCATCTGCTTTTCAATCGCAGAAATATTTGCAGCAACAGCGTGTCCCTGAATGGGTTCATCAGGTAACGGGGCTTCTGAAACAGGCTTGGCTCGAGGCTTGAGAGTTAAACGTTCTGACAGTCGAGTGAGCTCAATCAGCGCGGATTGCCCGTCCATCGCCAGCAACTGGCGTGTTTTCTCAGGATTAGCACCAAGGTGATACATGAGAGCGGCGGATTTCTCCGGGAAGAGGCGCATGATGTCGGCACCGACTGCTGTCGGCACCAGTTGCATGAATGCATCCTCTTTCTCCTGATAGTCAGGGATATTGAGCTTTTCCGCTGCGTCGTAGTGCTTACGGGCTGCCTCGACGTATTGCGCTGATTGCTGGGTGAACTCCTGAGTTTTGCGACCCTGCTCGGCGACAGCCTGGCTTCGTGCGTCCATAGCCTTGATCTGCCATTCACTGTTTGCCTGCTGGAAGGCAGCCAGTGCGCGGCTCTGGTCATAGTCGTACTTAGCCAGTGCATCTTCGGAAAGATAATCGTTAGGGTCTGGTTGTTTTGGTAACTCAGGGTTCACCCGCAGGTGCTCCGGCAACTCTCCTCGCTTAACCGCTTCCATCTGCTGCTCAAGCTCACGCTGGCGTTTGCGTTCGATGCGGCGACGGGCAAATTCAGCATTAGTTGCCGGGTCTTGTTTTGGTTTCTCATCGTCTTTCAGGACAATCTCGAAGCCTTCTTCCTGACCTGCGTTGTCGTTGGCATTATCGACAACTAAGCCATCAGCAGATGCCGCTGCATGATTGCCGGGCAGGGTTAATTCTTCAGAAGCCTGAATGTCGGTGGTTTGGTCCATGGTTAACTCTCTCTTATTGAGGTGTCTCGGCTACTCCGCCGGAGGGGATTTGAACTTGACGCATAAGATTCGCGAAATCCATGCGTTGTGAATGAGTCTGGTCTGCATCTTTAAGAAGCAGCTCAGCGTTAGCACGAGCATCTTTGCTGCGCTGTTGCTGGAATTGACCTACGAGCTTGAGGTACTCACGCAGTTCTGCCTGCTTGTCGAGGTCCATATTGTTGAAGATTTCCGCAATCTTCGCGGCGTTGAGTTGGTTTTGGGCTTCAACCTTGGCGGCTTCAACCTGAATCTGCGCCTGTTGGTTCTCTGCCTTGAGCAATTCAGCCTGACCTTGCAGAAGGATACCTTACCCTTAAATTTACGCTGCTGATGGCTGCTGCGGCTGCTGTTGAGCCTGCTGTACCATCTCCATCTCTTCAGGTGTTTCTGGTTTCTTCAGCCCCATCATCACCAGTTGCTTGTTCGCGTACTCTCGCATCATCTCGACGCCTTTACCGTCAAGCAGCGTGAAGTATTGCAGCATCAGCATCTGGAACTCTGGAGTACCTTGCGGAACCTTGGTGAGCAACTCCTGAATCTCTGCGCGGTTCTGCTCCTTCATGCTCTGGAATGATGGGCCGGTGTCGGTGTAGCACTCGTAGCGACCGCGAATGTCGTTGAGTGTGACCACATTGCCGGACTGGTAATCGACAACTTGCGCATAGAGTTGAACGTCTTTCTCGCTTCCATCTTCAAGTGTCAGCGTTACATGACGAGGAACGTCATAAATATCATTGACCATTGAGGCATAAATCTCGCCATCACGCCGCATTGCGGTAGCCAGGTTATCCTGAAACACGTATGTCTCAAGGTCTGCCCGCATGTTCAGTTGATTGACGGTATCGAAAGCCACCTGCCCGTTTGCAGCCTCAGCATCAACGCCAAGGCTAGCGACTTCCTTCACTGCAGCGGTGGCGGCCTCAAGCATGTAGGCGTTGGCCTGCGGAACCTGAGGCTCCTCCATGTACGCAACTGGCGTTGGCGGTAGATCAGCTCCGTTTTCATCAGTGCGATTGATGAGATAGTACGGATAGGCGTCATCGCCACCGTACATGTGCTCATAACCGGCAATCTGCTCTGGATAGAAGAAAGGTTTCTTCTGAGGGTTCCGCGCCACGATGTCGGCGTTGAACGACATAATCATGTTGCGAAGTCGCTGCCCGTCTTTCGTCAGCCTTACCACTCCCTCGTAGCACTCCTTGTCACCAGCGAATGACCATTCTCCATACACTGGAACGATTGGGATATGCTCTCCGGCTATCTTTTCTCGGTCTTTCAGTATCTGCGTGCAGGTGATGATCGACTTATACACACGACGACGCTTCACCTTACGCTCTGCTACCTTAATGAATCCACGATTAGCCAGGTCGTCGATGACGTCTTTGATATCCTGCTGGTAATAGCTGACCGGCTCACCTGTCAGCGGGTCGCGGTAGATGAAGACTTTCTCCTTCTTCTCTTCGACCTCGTAATACTCAGCGACGTAGACGACATCATTCGATACCCACGGAAACAGCCATGTATCGTTCGGATTCTGGAAAGATGGCAGGGTGTCAGGATCAATACCGTAATCCTCTGCGAACTCTTTCCAGCCATTGCGCGACAAGGCGTTAATCACCGTGCAGTGCTTAGCGTCGCTCTTATCCATCTGCTTGCTGTTTGCGTCCCATATGACGTGTGAGCAGGCTTCATGGATTGGAAGGCGTCGGATTACCTGATTGTTGCTTGTTGGGTCGTTGTCTTCGTACTGTGTGACCAGACGCCATGCACCAACGCCGGACTCTATCTGCTCACGAACGCCAACGTTAACGGCAATCTTTGCCGTGTTATGGCGCATATCAGTACGATACATACCCATCAATACATCGGCTGCATCAGGATTAGCACCGTCTTTTGGTCGGAAGAGAACGTCGATAGGGTTCCGGCGCATCTCTGCGACCAGCTTCCTGACCACCGGGCGGACAACATCGAATTGTCCGCGATATTGCAGGGTGGTGTAGTTTGATAGCCAGTCATCCCATTGCGACACTCGGCTAAAATACAGGTCATTTGTCGCCTCGGTTCTGGCCTCATCGCTTGCTGCCCAATCCCTGTCAAACCGAAGGAGAATGGTTCGCAATTTGTCGTCTTGGTCGGCCATTATCTACCTCTGGAAATTGGACGAATTGGAGCCGGTAATGGCTTAGTTGGTTTGTTTTTGACTACCGGGAATGCAAACGTCAGGGCTAACGCATCAGCGCGGTTTGGTGAAGGAACCCCACGGCGCTTCATGTCATCTTTGGCCTCAAGGACGATGCGCCCATCGAGCTTAACCCTGTACTCAGGAGCAACGATTTCGTCAGCTGTTTGCTGATCATCGATACTTCCCCCTTCTTTGAGCCATGACTTCATTGAGTTCCACATCTCACCGCGCTTGTTCAGCATGCCGGGGTCTTTGGATTCACCCCCAAAGTTAACCAGCTGCCACTTCCTTCCCCACGACCTACCTATTGAGTGAATTCCGGTGCCATACCCGAAGTCTATGAACACTGCATCTGCCTTATGCTCATCCTCAAATCCTGCGACGATTTGCGCGAACTTAACGTCGTCATCTGTTTTCGGGTAGGTGCCAAGCAGGCGCGCATGAAGACCCTGGCGAAGGTAAATTGATGCCTCATCACTACCTGTGTAAGCAGGGTCAACGCCGATTATTTTGGATGCGAATGTGTAAGAGCCGGGTTCAAGCGTGCGAGACATGGCCTCATCCACATATGCCTGAGGTATGAACTGGACTTCTGATGTCGATGGGAATAGACCGCGAACACGTACTTTAAAGAAGTCGCTGTCTTCACCGTAATCCTTGCGCCACTCTTCGATGAGCTCTTTGTTGGTCATCTTTGCCAGGCGGCTATCAATTTGACGTCGACGCCATCGGTGTTTGAACTTGCGGAAGCACTCTCGGAATCGACCGGTGTTACGCGTCGGGTTCCCAAATGCAAACCAGAAAGGCTCGCCGTCAGTAAGGCCGCCCTCTGCTACTTCCCAAATTTTGTCAGGAACCGCTGAGGCTTCATCGAAGATGTAGAACGGGCTTGAGTTAGCTGCATGCAGGCCAGCAAATGACTCGCTGTTCTCTTCCCGACACGTCTGGCCGTCACAGCGCCATGATTCCATGTGATCCACATGGTAGATGTTCATGTTGCCTTTTCCGTTGTTGTACTCAAACCAGTGACCGGTGATGCACCGCTTCTTCCACTTGCCCAGCTCGCCCCATGTTTTGGTGCGAAGCTGTTCAGAGGTATTGGCTGTCACGACGCCCTTGCAGAAAGGACGAGTGCTGAGGATGTACAGAATGACCCAGGCAGTTAGAGCACTTTTACCGATACCGTGACCAGAGCTGGTAGCGCAACGATAGGCTTCAACAGGTTTAACACCGTCGAAGTTATTAGTCCTGATTGCGTCTCCCCAATCTGTCAGAAACTCTTTCTGCCATTCATCGGGTCCGTCAAAGCCCTCAAGCTCACCAGTTCCCCAATCAAACGCATACATAACGAAGCCAAGCGGATCGTAAAAGAATCGCCCCATATCATCGGCAAGCATTGCCTCGAATTCTGACGACATTACTCACCTCTCGCGCGTTTTCTGGCCTCCTGAATGCGCTGAATCAGGTTAACCTCTCCGGTGTGTTCAACTTCTTGCTTATCGCGCCATTTATCCTTCTGTCGGTTCTTAAGCCAGAAGATGGCAGCTGTTGTATCAGGCGGGTAATACTTCTCAAGCGGAGTTTCGACAATTCTGTTTTCAATAACACGAATATCGATGTCTGGAGCCACGAAGCCCATAGCGCGTTGATAAAGACGATCACTAACTTCTGCATCAGCGACGGCCTTACCCTTTTTTATGGACTCCGAAAACTTAGGATAATCAAGCTTCCACTTGTTAATAGTTGACTCACTGACTTCGAAGAAATCAGCAAGCTCTGCATCGGTGTAGCCCAGCAAGCACAGTTTGCGTGCCTGTTCGGCGTACGCCTCTTGATACTTTGTTGGGCGCGCCATGTTTATGCTCCGGTGGTGAACAGGTCTAACGCTTCCTTCGATTTACGCACCGCTTCGAATGTGCGGATCGTGATATCTGAATTAGCGCCGCCTGACTGGAAGTGAATTTTGAATAGCTCAAGCTTCAGCTCGTCAGTGCCAATGAATTGAAATGCTTCCTCTGCGGCTGCGTTCTGGTTCATGACCAGCTTGTAAATCTCTAACTGGAATTTCTGTTCTTCAGTCATGGGAATAATCTCTGCCATTGTTGGCTCCGTTTATCCGTTAAAAGGGATATCAGTTAAGTTATCCCGTGTAGGGTATAAGCCATTGTCGAGACCACTCATTGAATGGTCTCTGCAATAACCGATGTCTTTCCATCAGTCCGCCACCACAAAGAATCTTTTTTGCCATCAGGCAGGAGGTTCATCTTTCAGTGGCTGCCAGTGTTATTTCCCCACTTACTGGCTTGGGTTGTTTCGCGGTACTGCCGTAACTGGTTGCCCAGAATAAATTCCGGTTTCATTATCAAGCCCACCCGTAGATGGGCTTTGGAATGGTCACTTTGGCAGTCCGGGGATCGATATTTGCGCCTGCTGCTCAAGCCTTTCGATTCTTGCTATGAGTTGCGGTTTTTTGATCCTGCCCCAGCGACTCAGCAAGCGTCCTGACATACTGGCAACATCCTTTTCCTTCATGAACTCCAGCATTAACTCGTTGTGCTCTCTTTGGTATGAGTGAGCCATCTCCATCAGCCTGTCACGCATCCAATTAAATGCTTTGATAAACGCCTCTTTGATGGCGGCAGCTTTTTTGCCGGTAAACGACATGATGATGTACATCGCGCCGTCTTTGGAAATTTCATATTCAACATACTGATTACCCTTGTGTTCATAGGTAACCCGCGAAAAGTTGCTGGTTAGAAATTCATCCGAACAGTCTAGCTTTTCGATTTTCTGAATGATGTGGTGATGCTGCTTGTCGAAGTAAGCTGCTACCTTGCGGGAGGTTGTGATCACGCGATCACCAGAAACAACCACCATGTCCCGGAAATCGAGATTAGCCAATTGATGATTCATAGCGTCTTTACCTTTTAGAAAGTGAGCCTGTCTCACAGAAAAGCCGCCCGAGAGAGGTCGCCACCTATAACGGCATTTCTCAGGCTCGCTTACTGAAAGGCTCTCGTTAATATGCGCGTGAGATGCGCTGTGAAATTCAGATATAAAAAGCCCCGCGAATGCGAGGCTAAATCCTGGTATTTGTAATGAACTGGCTCTTATCTCAACGCAGCCCCTTACCGCGCGCCAGATGCTCAATATCAAGCATCAGCAATGAGATGTTTAATCTGGATTCACTCCAGAAGTGATCACCACCCTGTCTACAGAGCCAGATGTGAAGGATGATGAGTAAAATTATCGCTATCATCGAAGGCATTGCGTCCTGATGTATTCCTGAAGCGTTCTCAGTGCTGTTTGGTCGCGGATAATTCCGTCCCGGACACCGAGAACGTTTCGTCCAGCAACTGGAGAGAGTTCGACGGTGGCATCATTGCCCATGCCGGAGGCGCCGGAGGTTTCGGCTGAGGATGGCACAGGGCATTTTCCTTTGACGAGCACCCTGCCACCATTATCAAGCTTGCGCCGAAGAGCATCATTTTCAGCTTTCGCATCAGCTAACTCCTTCGTGTATTTAGCATCGAGTGCATCAGCAGCACGCTGGCGTTGCTGCATGTCAGTAATGGTGGCGGTCGCCTGCTTCAGCTCACTGACTTTTTTATCACGCTGTTCTTTGTAGGCGATGGCGTTATCACGGTAATGATTAACAGCCCATGACAGGCAGACGATGATGCAGATAACCAGAGCGGAGATAATCGCGGTGACTCTACTCATACCTCAATCTCTCTGACCGTTCCGCCAGCTTCTTTGAATTTTGCAATCAGGCTGTCAGCCTTATGCTCGAACTGACCGTAACCAGCCCCCGGCAGTGAAGCCCAGATATTGCTGCAACGGTCGATTGCCTGACGGATATCACCGCGATCAATCATCGGTAAAGCGCCACGCTCTTTAATCTGCTGCAATGCCACAGCGTCCTGGCTTTTCGGAGAGAAGTCTTTCAGGCCAAGCTGCTTACGGTAGGCATCCCACCAACGGGAAAGAAGCTGGTAACGTCCTGCTGCTGTTGATTTGAGTTTGGGGTTTAGCGTGACAAGTTTGCGAGGGTGATCGGAGTAATCAGTGAATAGCTCTCCGCCAACAATGACGTCATAACCATGATTTCTGGTTTTCTGTCGTCCGTTATCAGTCCCCTCTGACCACGCCAGCATATCGAGGAACGCCTTACGTTGATTATTGATTTCCACCATCTTCTACTCCGGCTTTTTTAGCAGCGAAGCGTTTGATAAGCGAACCAATCGAGTCAGTACCGATGTAGCCGATGAACACGCTCGTTATATAAGCGAGATTGCTACTTAGTCCGGCGAAGTCGAGAAGGTCACGAATGAACCAGGCGATAATGGCGCACATCGTTGCGTCGATTACTGTTTTTGTAAACGCACCGCCATTATATCTGCCGCGAAGGTACGCCATTGCAAACGCAAGGATTGCCCCGATGCCTTGTTCCTTTGCCGCGAGAATGGCGGCTAACAGGTCATGTTTTTCTGGCATCTTCATGTCTTACCCCCAATAAGGGGATTTGCTCTATTTAATTAGGAATAAGGTCGATTACTGATAGAACAAATCCAGGCTACTGTGTTTAGTAATCAGATTTGTTCGTGACCGATATGCACGGGCAAAACGGCAGGAGGTTGTTAGCGCAACCTCTTGCCACCCACTTTCACGAAGGTCATGTGTAGAAGGCCGCAGCATAACTATCACTGATGAATTCAGGATAGTCAGTGGCTACGACTCAGTTTGGGTTGTGCTGTTGCTGGGCGGCGATGACGCCTGTACGCATTTGGTGATCCGGTTCTGCTTCCGGCATTCGCTTAATTCAGCACAACGGAAAGAGCATTTATGGCTCGCATCGCGGGAAAAAGCCCACGGTAGAGAGTCGAACTCTACAAATACTCTTACCTGTTGCACAGACATAAAAAATCCCGAAACCGTTATGCAGGCTCTAACTATTACCTGCGAACTGTTTCGGGATTGCATTTTGCAGACCTCTCAGCCTGCGATGGTTGGAGTTCCAGACGATACGTCGAAGTGACCAACTAGGCGGAATCGGTAGTAAGAGTCGCCTCTTTTCATCTCACTACCACAACGAGCGAATTAACCCATCGTTGAGTCAAATTTACCCAACTTTATTCAAAAAGTCAATATTATGCCGTTAATATGTTGCCATCCGTGGCAATCATGCTGCTAACGTGTGACCGCATTCAAAATGTTGTCTGCGATTGACTCTTCTTTGTGGCATTGCACCACCAGAGCGTCATACAGCGGCTTAACAGTGCGTGACCAGGTGGGTTGAGTAAGGTTTGGGATTAGCATCGTTACAGCGCGATATGCGGCGCTTGCTGGCATTCTTGAATAGCCGACACCTTTGCATCTTCCGCACTCTTTCTCAACAACTCTCCCCCACTGCTCTGTTTTGGCTATATCAACCGCACGGCCTGTACCGTGGCAATCTCTGCATCTTGCGCCCGGCGTCGCGGCACTACGGCAATAATCCGCATAAGCGAATGTTGCGAGCACTTGCAGTACCTTTGCCTTAGTATTTCCTTCGAGTTTTGCCACGCCACGGTATTTCCCCGATACCTTGTGTGCAAATTGCATCAGATAGTTGATAGCCTTTTGTTTGTCGTTCTGGCTGAGTTCGTGCTTACCGCAGAATGCAGCCATACCGAATCCGGCTTGTGATTGCGCCATCCCCATAGCAGCCATCACATCAGTACCGGAAAGAGAGTCAGAAGCCGTAGCCCGTGGTGAGTCGCTCATCATTGGGCTTTTTGGCGAATGAAATTTAGCTACGCTTTCGAGTCTCATCGTCTTCCCCTCTTGCCCTGTTTGACCATCAGGACGCCGTTAACTATTACGTGACGCTCGCCTTTGCTGTCTCGGTTGTACTTGAGCACTGTTCCTCTTGCGCAGGAAAGCATCCTCGCCACTTCGGTCTGATTGCCTCGTGTCTGGATAAGAAGCTCTGGTATCGTTTGAATTGTGGCGTTCATGCGTTCTCCAGTTCGGTGATTTTTATTCCAAGCCGTCCGCCTGGTACTTTCACGCCACGAATTACGCGAATGTCATCGAATTGCTCGTCGTCTTCCGCAAATCCGGCGTGGATAAGTGAGTCGAGTAAACCTTTCAGGATGTTGTCGAGGTCGCGGCGGCGGGAGTCTGGAACGTCTGCGATGACTTTGATACGGAGTCGTGATTTGGTGAAAATATCTAACTTGAGTTGGCGGATGATTTGCTGAACGTCTTTTCGGTATTTCTGGCCTTTATCGCTGATGTAGTATTGGCTTCCCCGTCTTCGCCAGTAGGTATTCACCGACGGCGGGTAAGGAAGCACAAACTGATATTCGTTCATGACTTAATCTTCCCCTCCTTCAGCAGTATCGCCTGCGTCCTGATCACGCCTTCGAGGTGGTAAAGTCTGGCGTCTTTGTTGTCGAGGTTATGGGTGCGTCGGTCGATCTCCGCGTGGCAGTCACTACAAGCCCATGCACCGATCAGGTCGTCAGGCTTCATTCCCGTTCCGCAAATTCCAGCCATCCTGTAATGTGCCAGAACTGTAGTTTCAGGATTGCCATTGCATATGCCGTAAATACGTACCTGGCATTCTCTGCCGCGCGCTTCTTTGCGTAGATTAGCCATTTACCTTCCCTCGCAATTGAAGAATTGACTGAAGGTCTTTTTTAATAAATATGCGAGTGCGGATTGAGCAGTAGTTTTCCTTCATTCTGGCGTAGTAATAGTCCTTTCGTTGTTTAAGCTTGTTGGCATCCGCTGTCATCCAGTCTTTTACAGCAAACTTAATTAACCAGCGGTGGCAGAGATACCATTTCAGGTAATCACTCATCGTCTTCTTCCTCGTACATTGAGCTATTCGGATCGCTCATCAGTTCTGCGCAGCAATCGGAGCACACATGAACTTCCAGCACATGCAGCTTCTGACCGCAGTTAGCACACGTTAAAGCCCGCTCGACGCTTTCTTGTTCGTAACTTCGATTTGGGTCAATCACCTTGTTTTCCTCGCACGTTCTCTAAGCCACCGGATATCCCACAGGTGAGCCGTGTAGTTGAAGGTTTTTACGTCAGATTCTTTTGGGATTGGCTTGCGTTTATTTCTGGAGCGTTTCGTTGGAAGGTATTTGCAGTTTTCACAGATTATGTCGGTGATACTTCGTCGCTGTCGCCTCATGCAGCCCTGTCTCCCCATCGCGCTTTCATTGTTTCATTTGCAAATCGCCAGAATCTTCCTTTGTGATATGAGCTTTCGCCATTACAGCAACGACTAATTGACGAACTATCAAATCCTTCTCTGACAGCATCCATAGCTGCTTCATAATAAACCTCCTCCCCAGTTTTCATGTCAGTAGAAATAACAGCTTTACTGGCAGGATGGTCACCACTAAATTTACCTAGCGATACAGGTATTCTTCCATTTTGTTTATATCCGTGTTTTGAGTTTTCAGAATGTGATACCCATTCAAGGTTATCAGCCCTATTGTCATCTCTTCGCCCATTTTTGTGATTAACTACCAAGCCATCACAGAACCCTGTACAGAATGCTTTCGCAACTATCCTGTGGGCGCTGTATTTCTTACCGTATACCTTTATTTGAAGATATCCTGTCGACTTGCACATGAATGGTTTTACACTAGTGCCATTAATTATTTTCTTATATGGCCTCTGTCTGGTTGATGTTACTGTAACCTCCCTCGTAATAGACCTGAAATTTCCTTTATTGCTAACCTGATAAAATGGAATCCCTTCGATATCTACCCAAACCTCAATCATAATTCCTCCATTCGCTAAGATGAATTGAGTTCATGGCACAATATGCTTCTATGTAGTCCATTATTTCGGATATTTTTTTTACAGATAGAGTCGCTGTACTCTCTCTGATGTTTATTAGCTCACCTTCTAACCCTGATATAATCTCAGGGTGCTGGTTGGTTGCAATCTGCCAACCAGAAACGAATAACCCCTTCCAAAACTCAATATTTCTTGCTTTTCCATGATATGTAGCCTTCTTACTTATTTCAGATAGCATCGCGTGAAGGCGTGCATTTTGCCGAATGCTGCGGTTGCGTTCCTGAATGGTTACTACGATTGGTTTGGTTGGGTCTGGAAGGATTTGCTGGATAGCTTGAATGGCGTTCTGCTGATGGATGGGGCTTCTTAGTTCAAACGTTAGTTTCCTCATTGCTCACCTTCTGCACGCATGGATTAATTAACGCCAAAATAGCTTCTGGTTTCTCAATAACATCGAACCGCTCACCACTTGCCATTCTTACAATCGTAATCCCGGCCTCAAATAGGGTTTCGATGTTGTCAGAGTTAACGTACAAGGGCTCATATGCACTTCTGGTGCTTTCTATCACGCCTGTGCTTGGTGGCTGATAGATGCTGCATTGCATGGTTAATTTTATAAATGGCATATACTCACTCCTTCACTTTGATTCCAGCGGCGCGGATAGCCTCTACATCGCTTTCGTATTGCGATTCTGCACCTGAGTCATAGCCAATGTGATAATCACCGGGAAGTGGGCCTTTCTTTGGCTTTTGCAGCTCAATCTCGATAGCTGCTCGCGATGCCTGCCACGCTTGCCAATACATCTCAACCATATTGGCGTATATTTTATTTTTAGGATCACATCCGGTGTAATTTTCAAACCATTCTTCAAACTGCTTTCTTGATTCGTCCATCGATACTTACCCTCAGTTCAACTCACAAAACGCCACGCCATTTTTGCTACAGCGACAGGCATAACACCGATAATCACCCACAGGAAAATGCTACCGAAAAGCACACCCACCAGGTCTTTACCTTCGCCTACCAACCGGACAAAACTGCTGGCAACAACAATGAACGTCGCCACCATCCACATAGCACCGAGAATCCTCAATGCAGAGAAAATTAACTCAGCCACGATTCACCCTCCCCCAAATAAAAAGGCCTGCGATTACCAGCAGGCCTGTTATTAGCTCAGTAATGTAGATGGTCATCAGAATCCTCCTTTCTTCTTGGACTGCGGTTCCTCGCGTTCACGGCGGCGCATTTCAGCAGACTGTTGGTCTGTGTCATAAATAGCTCCATTTGCCTGAATGCAATACACCGTGCCGGTATTGCCATGACGATTGAGACGAAGGATTAGTTCGGTTTCACCAGGAGGAACGCTGTCATCAAAAGCACCTTCCCGATGGATCCCAACCCAATAATCGCAATCCTGTTCAATCTGCCCTGTATCTCGTGAGTCACTTGGTAACGGGCGTTTATTGGTTCGGCTTTCCAGTGCGCGGTTAAGTTGTGTCAGAAGCACAACAACGCAATCAAGCTCTTTGGCAAGGTTCTTCAGTCCTTTGGTGATCATGCCGTAAGCAAGGTCGTTGCGATCGGCCTTCTCAGCGGTCATTAGTGTCAGGTAATCGACCAGAATCATGCCAACACATCCTTTTTCTCGCTTGATTCGACGGCTTTCGCTGACGATTTGAGCCAGAGATAATCCCGGCGTGTCGTCGATGTAAAGCAGGTCGATTTCACTCAAGCGATTGGCTGTTTCGATCGCCCTGTTGAAGTCACCATCGTAATCACCCTGATAGCCGTCATCAGCGTCATTTGTCGCCGGAAGGTAAAAAATATTCGGGTTAACACCAGACTTCTGCCCTACCAGTTTTTCCAGTATCTGATCACCTGGCATTTCAAGGCTGAACATCAGAGCGGGCTTTTTCTCATGCACTGCGCAGTTGATTGCCATCTGGCTGTATAGCGTCGTTTTCCCCATCTTAGGGCGAGCGCCAATGACAAACAGAGAGCCTTTCACCAGACCTTTCGGTGACAGCATCCTGTCCAGCGATGGGATCCCTGTGCTCATTCCTCGTTGTTCGCCTGACGGGTCAAATCGCTTCTCAAGGTCGCTAACCCAGCCTTCCATGACCTCACCAAATGAGCGAAGGCCGCGACGCGATCCGGTTTTTGCATGGTCTGTCAGTTGCGTGAAAATCGCCTGAATAGCTTCGTACTTCTGCGTTGCAGTCATTCCATTGCGGGAATAGAGCAATTCCGTCGCTTCAGTCATGCGGTTGATGGCGTAGCGTTCCATTGCGGTTTCACGAACCTGCATTGCATAGGCAACGATGTTTGCTGCGCTTGGCGTGTTCTTTGCGATCTCAGCGATATAAGCAAAACCGCCAACAGACGCCGTTAACGATTTACGCTCCAGTTCATCGAAAAGCGTCAGGCCATCTACTGGCTTTTGCTCCCGGTGCATTCTGGTTATTTCTTCGAAAATGATTTTGTGTGGTCGGCTGTAAAATGAATCAGGCTTCAGCATCGCCAGAACTTTCTGGACGCGCTCACTGCTGTCATCATCCAGAAGCAATCCACCAATCACCGCCTGCTCTGCCTCGATGCTATGGGGCGGCGCATAAAAATTATCGGTCATCGTGTTCACCCTCACGAACTTTCAGGTAGGTATTATCGTTAAGCAGGAAATCAAATCCCTTTTTGTGCCAGACGGTTCCGCGTTGATGGTTTGGACGCTCTTCGAACATCCATCGGCAATTTTCGCCTACGTAGCTCAAATAATTTCTCCAGTCCTGCATCGTGAACCCATGCCCGTCAAGCTGGCGGGTTATCACTCCGGCTTTGCGCCAGAACGTTCGGATCTGGTTTTTACGCTTGTCATTCAGTGCGCGGATTTTTGGCGCTTCAGGAAGGATTTCGTGGTAAGCATCGACAACATCCTGACAGCTAACGGAAGGTTTTTTCTTGTCAGACTTTTTGTCTGCTGTGGCACTCTCTAATACGTCAGTATTAGAGATATTATTTATATTATTGTTTATGGACAACCGTTGGACAACCGTTGGACAATCTCCGCTGAGAGCCGCGCCATTACTGGTGTTTGCGTTGGACAACCGTTGGACAACCGTTGGACAATTTTTTGCCTGAAAATCGTCATATTTAACGATTGTAAACAGGCTAAATTTCTTCCCCATCGAGCAAATATTAAGCATCCCTTTCGACTCAAAAGTCCGTAATAAGCTCCGAACTTTGTTGTCGGGGATGAATGTTTCTCTGACCAGCGACGGGCGTCCAGTTATCATCTGACCGCGATCAACAGTTATCGGCCCGATATCCGTATTGACGACAGTAGATTCGTGATTAGCCTTGAGGATTAAGTGAAGCCAAAGATGTACTGCCTGAGAGTCCTTATAGAGCCTGCTGTCCATAAACTGGCGGTGTATAGAGACATACCCCATACTGGATGCCTCCTGATGTTGTACAGGGTTATGCCTGTAATCAGCTAACTTAACGACGCCCATGTTTCACTCCTGCTTTGGCTAGTCTGTAAACACCAACAAGGCGCTCTGCGAAAGCCCTGTTATTTGCTGCGGCTACCACTAATCCCTCAGGTGAATCAGGGTGTCGAATCTCTTCTTTTTCCTGGTATTTCTTACGACGTTTTGTCATAATTACTCCTGTGGATTGATCCAGTAATGACCTCAGAATTGCATATCAATTTGCTTAAAATCCTCGGTGGCGGCCGGGGATTTTTTCTTTGTGATTCCATCCAATGCATACTTAAAAGCCCTGCTAATCGGACTGATGTCTGATGCCATTCCAAAAGCACACAGAACCGAAGCAATAAATCTCCAGTCCGTTCTGCTTATCTTCGATTCATGACAGCCAATCATCTTTGCCAGACCGCGCTGGGTAAGCGTTGACAGGTTGATGAGTAAATCTGTTTCAGCGCGATCAATTTCTCGCTGTGTTGGCTTGCTGTAGCTTGCTTGTGTCATTTCTTACTATCTCCATAGGTAAATAATTTGGGTTTTTATCGTGCACCATTGACAGTCATCCTTGACCACGCCGGGCACCCGACCGTATACCGGGCCGTTCGGTATAAAAATTTGCTTTATTAAGCTGCTTTGTTCGGATTGGGGAACAAATCGGATAAATCAGGGCGAATCAGGTATGCAGGGATGCTTCCATTGGTAGCCATTTCAATGCGCTTGGCATTTTTAGCGGATACCCTTTTCTTCCCATGCAACCAAGCCCATACAGACGGCTGCTTAACACCGCAGGCATCAGCTAACTTTTGCTGACTTCCTACTGAGTCAATAGCCGCTTTAATAGCCTTGTTGACCATAAAAATAACTCCTGCTGAATTCACAACAAGAATAATAGCCAAAGCTATTCAGAAAGTAAATAGCTTTAGATATTTGACTAATAATAGCTGTAGCTATAGGTTGTCCGAATGAAACTAGATACTTTTTCTCAAAGGCTTACATACGCGATGGATCAGGCTGGGTTTACTCAGGCTTCTCTTGGCAATGCTGTTGGCATGTCTCAGCCAAGCGTCTGGAAACTTACGTCTGGAAAAACACGCAATACGCGCAAACTTTTTGAAATATCAAAAGTGCTTGGAGTTCGTACGGAATGGCTTTCCGATGGAACTGGGCCAATGCGTGATGAGGGAGTTGAACCTTATGATCCAAAATCTTCTATTCCTCATGAAAGCACGTGGGGATGTTTGGACCCATGGGATGGAGGAACGCCTTTAAGAGGTGATGAAGTTGAAATTCCTTACCTTAAAGATATTGAGTTTGCATGCGGGGATGGTCGGGTGATTGATGAAGATCACAACGGCTTTATGTTGCGCTTTTCCAAATCAACCCTTCGCAGAGTTGGCGCGAACAGTGATGGAAGCGGGGTTGTTTGTTTTCCGGCTCGTGGCAACAGCATGGAGCCAAACATTCCTGATGGAACAACAGTTGCTGTTAACACCAACGATAAGAAAATAGTTGACGGAAAGATTTACGCCATTAACGAGAACGGTTGGAAACGCATTAAGATTCTCTTTCGAACAGGGCCTGACAAGGTAAGCATTAGAAGCTTTAACTCACTGGAATACCCACAAGAAGAAAAGAATCTAAGTGACATTGAGATCATCGGAAGAATTTTCTGGTGGTCTGTAGTTGATTACTAACCGCATCACACCACAACAAACCCGCTTTTTGCGGGTTTTTTATTGCCCAAAACACACCAAACATCACACTCAAGAAAAATAAATTACATTATATATCAACAACTAAATAACCAAAGTAGTTATTTTATAACTATAGCTATTTACAGAAATAATAGCTTTGGATATAGTTAAGCCATGTCGAACGGCGCGACATTAAACCATGCGTCGGGAGCGCGGCGGGTTCAGGATGAACGGCAATGCTGCTCATTAGCGAGAAGGCTTTTTTGCTTTTAGTCACAAAAGCAAAGCAGCTTTTTGATATAGAAAAAGAAAAAGGAGGCTGATTTGAAGAGTGGTACTGTCTGCCTGCCAGAAGTTGCGCTTTTCGCAGCTGGTCATCGTACAAGTAAGCAGGTTACAGCGAGGTAAGTGATGAATCAGACATACATTCCATCATGCTTGAGAAATCTGCCAAAGCAGAAAGCAAAGCCCCGCAAGCAAGCCATAAAGGACGCTAAGGCAGAGGTTATTGATCAAGCAATACAATTGCTCAGGGAGGAGTTAAGAAGTGGCAAGCTCGAAGGAATGATGATGCCCTATCAGCGCGGATATCTATCGGCGATTAGTAAGTTGGAAGTATTGAAGAGTGAATTATGAACTATCTGGAATTTCCGGATGGTTCATTGTTTTGGCAGCAAACCACTTATTTGAGGTGAGATATGGAAGAAGAATTTGAAGAGTTCGAAGAGCATCCTCAGGATGTGATGGAACAATACCAGGACTATCCGTATGACTACGACTATTGATACAAATCAATGGTGTGGACAATTCAAGCGATGCAATGGATGCAAGCTGCAATCGGAATACATGGTTAAGCCTGAAGAAATGTTTCCTGTAATGGATGATGGGAAATATGTCGATAAATGGGCAATACGAACGACGGCAATGATTGCCAGAGAACTTGGTAAACAGAATAACAAGGCTGCCTGATGGTGGCCTTTATTTTTTGGCCGTAAATAATTTCATGCTTATTACAATCAAGGGGATATATGGAAGAACAAGCAAACAAGATTCTCGTAGAACTACTGCAAAAAGCCAGCAATGGAATAGACGCGGCTGTTTCATTCAGCCAAGCGCAGATTCCTGATGTTGTTCATCAGTTGCTGCTATGGAATATGGTTGACAGTCTGATTAAAACATTAATAGCCATTCTAACAATCCCACTGGTTTTCTGGTTTATGAAGAAGCAGTGCCAAAGAGTTGAGACAGGTAAAATCGGTGATGAAGGATACTCATGGGAGAGGGGAAATCCCAAATACAGGCCGACAATGGTTTGGGATAGCAAAGGAGATATTAACCTTCTTATCATGCCATTGGTTGGAGTTTTGACTCTGTGGGGGATTTTTATTATTGGTGTAGTAACCAATATGACTTGGTTAAAAATTTGGCTGGCCCCAAAGCTTTACCTTATCGAATATGCAGCATCATTGGTTAAGTAATCTCAGGCCGCATAGTCGGCCTTTATTTTTGGCATAAACAACAGAGGTGGATATGAAAGAGTTTAAGGGTACGCCTGGTAAATGGAAGTACACGGTTAGAAACGTCAACGAGATGATGACTACGTTCCATGGTGTGACGATTGGTGACACATACATTGAAGCAGCAACAAGAAATGAAAGGGAGGATGCGCTACTGATAGCAGCAGCTCCTGACCTTCTCGAAGCACTTCAGTTATTACTTAAGCAAACCAAAAATAGAACAACGACAACATATCCAGAATGGTATGGAGCTGTTAATAAAGGTATCGCAGCAATCAGAAAAGCTCTTGGGGATAAGTAATGAAAGTAAAAATAACTGCTTCTAATACCAGTTTTGTTAGTGTTGGTGATATTACAGAAGTAATAACAAACCATGATGGAACACAAGTTATGTGGTCTGATTTTTGTAAAAGATATGAGCGAGTCACTTGGTGTAAACTCGTATGGGGAGTCGAATACGAAGAATTACCTGAAATGCATGACGAATAAGCACTGTGTATTCATTCCAACGAGTGAATACACGGAGCAATGTCGCTCGTAACTAAACAGGAGCCGACTTGTTCTGATTATTGGAAATCTTCTTTGCCCTCCAATGTGAGGGCGATTTTTTTGATGGAGGATATATGAGTGAAGTAACAGATTTAGTTGTTATTGAAAAAGCAAATGCAATGATTGTATTTCAGTCTGCTGACCAGATTGAAGAAATTCTCCAAAAGGTTGAACGTGAAGTTATGTCCTTTGTGCCTGATATCACAACGGCAAAGGGCAGAAAGGAGATCGCTTCTCTGGCGTTTAAAGTTGCACAGACGAAAACATATCTCGATGGTCTTGGCAAAGACCTTGTTGCTGAACTGAAGGAAATTCCAAAGCTAATTGATGCCAACCGCAAGACGGTGCGTGATCGCCTTGATGAACTGAAAGCCAAGGCGCGCCAGCCTCTTACTGATTATGAGGAAGAACAGGCGCGGATTAAAGCCGAAGAAGAAGCTAAGGCAGCAGCTGAAGCTCTCGCAAAGCAAATTGAGTCTGACCATGAAATAGCGATTTTGATGGATCGCGAATTTGACCGCCAAAGAGAAGAGGCAAGACTCAAAGCGGAGCAGGAAAAGCGAGAGCATGAAGAACGATTAAAAAGAGAAGCTGAAGAGAAAGCCAGAGCAGAAGCCGAAGCAAAGGCAAAAGCCGAAATTGAAGCAGCAGCAAGGCGAGAAGCAGAAGCTAAGGCCGCAGCGGAACGTGCAGAGCGTGAACGCATTGAAGCCGAGCAACGAGCACAGCGCGAAGCAAAAGAGGCAGCAGAACGAGCTGAAAGAGAAAAGCAGGCAGCAATTGAAGCAGAACGCAGAAAAGCACAGGAGGAGGCTGAACGAATCCGTCGCGAGGCTGAAGCAAAAGAGCAAGCCAGAATAGCAGAAGAAAAAAGAATCAAGGACGAAGAAGAGCGTAGAGCAAAGGATAAAGCTCACCGGAAAGAAGTAAATAACAAAATACTTGCTGACCTTATCAAGGTTGGCGCATCAGAAGATATTGCTAAAAATATCATAACAGCCATCGTAAAAGGCGAAGTATTCGCAACAAAAATAACCTACTAATAAAACCAACATAAGGAACCACCCATGATTTACGCAATCGCGGGAGGCGCTCGCATGGGTGCCTTCCAACTAAATGAATCTTTACTTGAACGAATCACCCGTAAATTACGTGACGGATGGAAAAGAGTTGAGGTCTTATTATGCGCAATGAAATAGCCATCAATCACCAGATGCTTCGTGCGGCACAAAACAAAGCAGTAATAGCCAGATTTATTGGTGATTCCAAAATGTGGCTTGAAGCAAATAAAGAGATGAAATCAGCTATCAACCTTCCGTGGTATCGCAGGAAATGAGTTTTACAGATAACTGGTCAGACGAAGAATTCATTCGTCAGATGAAAGATTTAATCGGTAACGAAGGAGATATTCATGTCACTTGCAACCACAGTGAAGGAGAGCAAGTTACAGAGACGCATGTACACGCAGAAAGCTCTCTGGTATCGCCATAATGGCGACCGCGAAGGAATGCGGGTATGCCTTAATTTGTCCCGAGTCGAAGTATTAAATCAGCGTTATTTCCTTGGGCCGTGTCCATTCTGAGGTGAATTATGGATTTGAACAAATTCGATGAGCCATTCAGCCCTGAAGATATCGAATGGCGAATACAGCAAAGCGGTAAAACACGCGATGGAAAGGTGTGGGCTATGGTGCTGGCTTATGTCACGAACAGGGCAATCATGAAACGCCTGGACGATGTTTGCGGCAAAGCAGGATGGCGCAATGAATACCGCGATATTCCCAACAACGGAGGCGTTGAATGCGGCATATCAATCAGGATTGATTCCGAATGGGTAACCAAATGGGATGCTGCTGAAAACACGCAGGTAGAAGCCGTAAAAGGTGGTCGTTCCGGTGCAATGAAGCGCGCTGCCGTTCAGTGGGGAATCGGTCGGTATCTGTATAACCTTGAGGAAGGTTTTGCACAAACATCTCTCGATAAAAAGCAGGGATGGCACAGGGCAAAACTCAAGGATGGAACAGGATTTTACTGGCTCCCTCCATCGCTGCCGGGATGGGCAATACCAGCATCAGATAACAAACCATCACCAGAAAATACCAACCAGAAATCTCCATCGGTTGACTGCGAACAAATCCTGAAAGACTTCAGCGATTATGCGTCAACAGAAACTGACAAGAAAAAACTCATCGAGCGTTATCAGCGTGACTGGCAATTAATGGCTGGCAATGAGGATGCGCAGGCTAAATGCGTTCAGGTAATGAACATCAGAGTTAACGAGCTAAAACAGGCGGCATAAATGGCAAGCAGAGGCGTAAATAAGGTGATCATTATTGGTCGCCTTGGGCATGATCCAGAAATCAGATATTCACCATCAGGAACGGCATTTGCAAACCTTACAGTTGCTACGTCAGAACAATGGCGTGATAAGCAAACTGGAGAGCAAAAGGAGCAGACGGAGTGGCACCGCGTGGTAATGAGCGGGAAACTGGCAGAAATTGCCAGCGAATATCTGCGAAAAGGCTCTGAGGTTTATCTTGAAGGAAAATTGCGGACAAGAAAATGGCAGGATCAAAGCGGACAGGATAGGTTCACTACCGAAGTCATCGTTGGCGTTGGTGGAACCATGCAAATGCTTGGTGGCAAGCAAGGAGGCAATGAACAGTCTTCACCTCAGCGAAATAACGGTCAGCAACAAAGACAGCAATCTCAGCAGCAGGGGAATCACAGCGAACCACCTATGAACTTCGACGATTCGGATATTCCGTTCTAGGAGCTGAATATGAAAATCTGCTCAAGATGCCATCAACAGAAGGAAGAAAGGGAATTTCAAATCAGAAGAGCATCCAGAGATGGATTAACTGCCGCTTGCCGGGCTTGCCTGGCTGAATACGACAAAGAACGCGCTGGATTGCCACATCGAGTATCAGCAAGGAGAGAATATCAATCATCGGAACGCGGAAGAGAACGGTGTAACGCAGCCAAAAAGCGGTTCATTCAGAGCAACCCATGGAAAAGAAAAGCCCACATCATTGTGGGTAATTTTTTGCGCGACGGTAAGCTAATCCGACCACCACAATGTGAGTGCTGCGGATCAGAATGTAAACCACAGGCGCACCACTGCGACTACAGCAAACCAACCGATGTGATGTGGCTCTGCAAGTCATGCCATGTCGAGTGGCACAAACATAACAAACCTATCTACCCAGACGAGGAACCAGTAACTCTCCCCTTCCCTCGTCACGCTATTCACGCAATTTAATCAGGAGAAAATCATGCCAGCGCCTCAGTATGGTGCGGATGACCCGCGCCGCTGTTCCGGCAATTCCGTATCGGAGGTGCTGGATAAATTCAGAAAAAACTACGATCGAATAATGTCTCTACCGCAGGAAACGAAAGAGGAAAAGGAATTTCGCCACTGTATATGGCTTGCAGAGAAAGAAGAACGCGAGCGAATTTACCAGACATCAATCCGACCATTCCGCAAAGCCACATATACCCACTTCCCTGAATATATCGACCCGCGCCTGCGTAATTACCGCTCACGCTATGGCGCTATCAGTAATGACTGAGGAATTAACAATGAAAACAATGAAGCTAAACATCGACCTCGGAAAATACGTTATTACCGGAACCAAACACGATCTGATTCTTAGCGAAAGAGGAATTATCAAAGAAGGCGAGAATGCAGGGAAAGAAACACTAAGCCGTATCGGTTATTACAGCAAGTTTGAGCATCTGGTTAAAGAATTATGCAACCGTGAAATCCTGTTATCTCAGGCGCAGACGCTACAGGATATTCAGCAACATATCGAGACTTTAGGTGTGTCACTTAGCATGGCTATTGACCAGGTCGTGGAGAGTAAATCATGAGAGGACTTGCATACAATCCCGGCATTCTTCCGGCAGAAATGATTATTCGCCAACGCGTAAAGCCAATGCCATCGAGAGAGGAATTGCTTAAGAGAAATTCTTTTCCTTCAGTGAATAAAAACAAATATCTGAATGCGATGTGGCGCAAAGGAGGCAACCAGTGAGCAAGATTGATTATCAGGCACTGGGTGAGGCGGCGCAGAAAGCAAAAGAGTTGGGAAACATTTCACGCTATACCAAAGCGATGATTGCCCTGCTGGAATTCAAAGAGGCGGCCACGCCGGATGCTGTGCTGGCGCTGCTGGATGAGCTGGAAGCCGCAGAGAAGCGGATTGCCGAGCTGGAGGCGCGGCAGGTTGTACTGCCGCGTACGCAAGATGTTCACCCGTTAGGGCCACAGTCGGCGAAAATTTTTTGTGATTTTCACAGAAATATTATCAACAGATGCGCCGATGAGATTCGCAAAGTTGGCGTTAATGTCAGCATAAAGGGGGAGTAGGGATATGGCTGAATTTACGAAAGAGCGCATTATCGAAGAGATGAAAGCATCGACGCAGAACACCAGTGGTATGTTTGAAATCAGCGAGGACACCATATGCGCGTTGATGTCCATGCTCGCCTCCCCGCCAGCGCCGGTATCTGTGCCCGCTGCGATGGAAATTGATGA